GTACCAACGTCCCAGACAATCAATAATATCAGAAAACTCATATGGCTTAATCCTGTTGCTCCGATATTCAGCGACCTGTTTGCCATTCCAATCCGCAACATAGATTGTCGAATAATCGTGATTACCGCCAAGACCTTCGCTGACATCCACGCCTAACACATACTTCATTTTAAGTTTTGGGATGTCCCATATTTTCAATGAGCCGTTCTTCACACATGATTGCAGCATTGTTGGTAATCCACGAATCTTATCTGCCTTTAGTGGTCTTATCTTTCTTTCTATAATGGCTTGTTGTACCTTGATAATCCTCGTATTATCGAATACACTTGCGGATGTAGATAGGAATGATTCTTCCGGCGTGGATGGATATTCAACATGGAACGCATCCAATCCGCTAACACTGATTTTATCCCTTCTCCACACCGCCTGTTCTGGTGTCATACCTAGCGTAGCAAGATACTTTTCTTCATCATCATAATCATCCGGTGTAAGCATCTTCCCTTTATTCCGCGCCTTATATTCTTCTACACACTGTTGGTACTGTTCCTTAAAGAGCGTACTGCCATTGATCCAATTAAAAAAGAACGGGTTGAAATTATTCTCGCCGTTCTTTGCTCCCATAAATGTCTGTTGATAAAAATTATAGCCATTACTTGTACTTTCAATGATTACCTTAGTAGAAGATGATATTGCTTGCATAATGGATTTCATTTGTCTCTCTTGGTCTTTCCAAAATGCGAATTCACTGCACCACAAGTATGAATTTATCGTACTGCCACGCCCTACATCCTTGTTACCAGCCGTTAAACAAGTAATACTTGAACCATTCTCAAAAGTCAATGCTTGTCTGTTGTTCTGAATCAATTTAGGTCTGACAAAATCAGGCAATGAATAGAACATCTGCTTTAATTTATCAAACACTGCCGTTGTACTTGACTGGTTATGTGAAATAAGCATGGACACACTATTAGGATATATCACCGCTTCTCGGAGTGCAGCCGCCGCAACCAGAACTGAAATTCCCAACTGTCTGCTCTTGCTCACGATGTTCTTATGCTGTAATCCATTAAGTAAATCCCTTTGTTCCGGTGTAAGAATGAATGGTACAATGTTGCCCTGTTTGTCCGCTATTTTTATCATCGTTTCAATCCATTCAACCTTATTTTCATCTTTCCACAACCAATTCAGTTTCTTTGCTGTCTCTAAACTAATCTGCATTGATGTTCACCCCCATGAGCAACTTGTCAATCTCATTTTCGGTGTCCTTGTCAACGTTCATCTTGTCCAACTGTTTGTCCGCTTCATCTAAATATTTAGCCGCATTGACATCACCATTCAATGCTTTCTTGGTCATCTCCTGATAGCGTTTCATAAAGTTATACCGCTTCATGTGCTGCATGTAGATGACCATGCCCTTTTGCACATCATCACGAATAAGCCAGTTTTGCTCCGCAAATTCTTCCGTCTTATATTGTCCAGCATTTTCACCCTGAACCTTAAAATTGCAATCATAGGAACATAATTCATCCCATGAAACTCTTGTCTTTGGGTCACTATAATACCAAATCAGATAAACGGCGAGATAATTAGGCATGACCTCTTGTAACTTTTGTAATAACGATTTATCCTTCAGTTTTGCCATCGTCCACCCCTATCTTTCTTCCTGTCATCCCTTAATTTCTGTCTTTCTTCCTCTATTTTACCATCATAAAAATTCTTCATTTTTTAATCCTCACTTTCTGTATTTTCAAGTCCGAATAATTCGGACTTGATTTTCTATCACAGTTTTGTAACTACCGAATTATTCGGTAGTTTTTGTCACTGTCTAATTTTGGTGTGTAAAATTATTTGACACACCACCTATACAACCATAAAAGGTAACTCCAACTCATCTTCTAACCAATCATCTAATGCCAAGACCGAATTATTCGGTTTTGCCACTTTGGACTCCGAATTATTCGGAACCCTATCACACTCCACTTCTTGTGGATGCGAATTTTTTTCGTGTCCATCTTCATAATAAGTAAACAGCAACTTCTCAATCTTTTCCATTTCACCGATACAATTTTCGTATGGATAGATAATCTCACCAGTCCTTGAATTAGTGTAATGTTTTCTTAATAATGACTTCCTAACCTTGTCCCGGATAATATCCACGATCTGTTCCCCTAAATCATCCAAATCTTGAATGTCCATATCAATTACATTCATATTCACAATCTCAATTCCTCTGTAATAGCCAACAATAGGTCTGTCGATACAAACAGAATCGAGATTAGGGTTGAACCATTTATTGCGCGCTTGTGCATCATTATTCAGAATATCCAGTATTTCTTTTTTATCCATTAAGGCAGAAATTTTCATTTCATTGAACAAAATAGTATAGTCCTCATTCCCGTAAATAAGCATTAGTAGTTGTCTGCCCTTCATCTTATCACTCAAATGCAATTCCGCATTAAGTTCATCACAGATTTTCGTTTCATTGTCTCTTACAATATCATTGAGTTTATCCGTGAATATATTACCGATGGAAACCTCTCTCTCATCATGTTGATAATAAAAGTTCAGACCATCCGTATAGCGGCATTCACCATTCTTTTGCATGTGCTCCAATGCCTTTAAAAATATATTTTTTAGAACTGATTTAGCGGTCATGACATAATCAGTGAATAACTTTTTGTTATTGATTTCATTCGCTTTACAATAATCTTCAATTGTATATGTATCATCATAAACTATTGTACATGGCTCTTCATCAAGTAATAATAATTCATCACAATACCATGTGGTCATAGTATATGGGAGTGTACCCCAATCTTTTAAATAACCTTGTGAGGCATTTTCATCATATAATCTACCTTTTAGGTATTGAATCATAGGTGCAATGTTTTTGGTATTATGAGAACCACCATGCTCAATTGCAGCTAACTCTTTCAACTGCTTTGTAAATATATATGACTTCTTTTCCTTCTTGGTTTTCTTATTTACCGGATGGTAAAACTCATAAGATGATTCAATCTCTTTAATCTGTGCTTTCTTCGAGTTGCCATCTGCATATTTCCAGCCCACGATTTCGCAAATCTGCGAATAAGTGTACTCCTTATTTAATTCTAAACTGTGTTCTTTTTGTGCGTTCACTTTTTGTTCTCCTTTTTTGAGTTTTCCATTTTCGGACATTGAGATGCACATATTTAATCTGATTTATTATATGTGTGTTTCAACGTCCAGTTTTGGAAATCCAATTTATGTATCTTTCAAGCATTCTTTATTCTTTCCACTAAACCTTTCTCGTTTTTGAAAACGAAGACACTTCTTTTTCCATCAGGATCACACTTGTCTGGTTTGATATCAGACAAGGTATAACCTTCCTTTAATAGTTGTCTAGCAAGTTTGGCTGTAAAAATCGTTATAAATTCCTTCATCTAAATTCTCCTCCTGATAATTTTTTCTTCTATTGGCTCGTACTTTGGTACGATTCATAATCATAATTTCTTCTTCATTTAATTGTTCTCCATTTGGAAAACGATTTTCATATAAATATTCATTCATTTCTTTGTGTCCTTTAATAAACATGTCATATTGGCATCTTTTTCAGAAAGTCCATTATGGAATCTCTGTTTTTTCAGAGTAAAAAGTTTTTCCTCTGATTTGATTTGCAAAAGGAAAAACATTTTACTTTTGCCACACAAATCTTTTGGACTTCCCCCCCAATTTTGGGTAAGTCCACTTTTGGCAAAGTAAAAATTTTTTCCTTTGCCACACATAACTTTTCTAAAAATTCCACCAAATTTGGTGTAACCTTTGTTTATCTCCTGAAGGTTGCGTCGAATTCGTCACAACCTTTGTTTAATTTCTAATCGTTCCCCAAATTTATGGGTAACGGTATTTCCAACTTTACTGAATTTGGTAAACTTGGATTGTAACGGTTGTGCTGAATTTAGCACAACCGATTTTCAACCTTTACCAGATTTGGTAAACCTTGATTATTAAAGCTTCCCCCAAATTTGGGGTAAGCTATTATTACAGTTTTTACCAAATTTGGTCACAACTGTATTTTGGACTTCCACCGAATTTGGTGTAAGTCCACTTTTATGTTATCTGGTAAATCGGAGTTGTAGATTTCTGCGATTCCGATTTCATATAATTCTTCTTTTTTCTCCTAATCGCCTTTACCAAATTTGGTAAAACCGATTTTTGGACTTGTGATGAATTCGTCACAAGTCTACTTTCCCCAAAATTTTGGGGAATGACCGTCCCCTCCAATTGGAGGGATACTATAAACAAAAATAGGGAAGGGTAAGGAGGAGGTAATCCCTTCCCTAATAGAATTATGCTAATTTTGAATACATGACCGCATTGCATCCCACATATGCGGCTGTCACTACTTGGGGTATGCTCTTTACCGGGTAGTAAAAATCTCCCACTCTTTTCTTTTCAAAATTCTGGTATTCGATAAATGAATCATCTGGAACAGACACTGGAATTCCCAACTCCTTGCTCAGTACTTCCAAATCCAAATCCGTATGCAGATGACCGTCTTTATCAATTCGCGTTTTCTTTGACAGATTGTATTTGTCAAACAAATCGTAAAATTCATCTTTGGTATGCCTTTTCTCGCATTCATATAATTCTTCAAATCCAAACATATCGCACAAATAAAAATGATTCGCCGCTTTGAAACGTGGCGAACCATAAAAACCTTTAAAAGTTGAATCAATCGAAAGTAAAAGCATCTTTCCCAATTCTGATTCTGGCAATGGAATATCATACAGTGACCAGATCAACAGGGCAGTGCTGCCACAATATTTATCAAAATAGTTCTGTTGTGTTATTCCATTTATAATGTTTGGATTGATGCATAAATTGTTTAACCTATCTTCTTTATTCTTTCTGCTAACGTGATTATCAAATGCTTTTTCCTCTTTGATAATGGCAACGTCAGCCCAAACTCTCGTGGCTGTTTTGTTTTCTGTGAAATAGGTATCACAATTGCAATATAAAGTTGTAAAATCAAAATAATAACCAACATTCCACCACATCATACAATTTAGGATGCTGGTCGAAACAAGCCCGTCTATATCATCAGACAGGACAACATCAAATACTTCATCACTTTTGTACCAGTCCGGTACTCTTTCTAAAAATTCTTCCTTCATTAACTTCCCCATTAAGGCGAGACAACTCGCCAAAATGGGGAAACATAATAAAGGTGAAATAATTGCGTTTTTGCAAGTTATCTCACCAAACCTTTCTCTCGTTATTTGAGTATGTCGATTATTTTTAGTGGTTGTCGTTTTCCACTTTATTTATGGATTATTTGCTTTCTTCTGGTTTGCCCTTGGCGTAGAAGGCAGTGGTTTCCCAACCCCATAGATACAATTTAAGAACGCATTGTATGTTTCTTCGCTCATATATTCATCTCCATGTTCAACCATGCCGATGTAGCGAGAAGAAACATTACACCATTCTGCCACTTCTTTTTGCGTCTTGCCGTGCATGTAGCGCAGGAACTTTAATCTATCCCCTGATAACATTTATCCCTCACTTTCTATACAAGCGAAGGACTGTCCGCAATGGACAGCCCCTCACCCATATTCATGTTGCTACGCTGTTGGGAGCGTTTTCTTTGCAAGTACAATACCGCTATCGTCAACGCAGGAAACTGCATAGTACTGGCTCGTAAATACGGTCGTGGTACGTGTGGACGCATCACGAGCAAGTTCCACATGAACAGTTTCTTTTGGAATGATAGCAAGTGAATGTTTCTTAATTGCAAGGATGAACTTTTCCTGTGTCTTCTCATTGTAAAGACGGTCAGTGATTACCACTGGAATGCCACGGAAATAACCGAGTAGATTATTGACGACAATACCGTTGTTGTCTGACGTGTGGGTCACTTCGGCAGAAACAAAGCCGTCCATTTTAAGGAAGGATGGAATATAAGCGGAGTGAATCGCGAGGAAACTGAAATCAGTTGCGTTCGCATCGTCGCCGTAAAGCCCGAGAATTCCGTTGGCTTCGTCAAATGTGATTTCACCGTCAGTTGCAAGCGCGTACTTCATTGGGCTGTTATAAGCCGCATCAATGAGGTCGGAGTCAATCTTACGCGCGATCCCTGTTGATTGGAAGTCCGCCGCTTTTTCAATCGCACGACCAAATGCAACTGCATCGTCATAGTCGTTGACTGCGATACCATCCGGTGCTACCATCTTAATGGTTGCTTGACGATTGCTCTGTTTTAATTTAGAGGTTGGAATCGGTTCACCGACCTTGATATCAGATGCGTCCCCCGGATATACATATGCCGGGAAATTGATTGTCTCACCCGGCTGCCCCATCAGATCACCAATGGTATCTGCCGCCTGTGCGATGATTACCTTACCGGCAATCTTTTCATCTACGAGCGATGCGAACACTTCTGGTATAATGACGTTCTTATTCACCGCATTGGAACTGTTGTTAGTTAC